ACGCTAAAAACTGTTTCAACGATCGATCTTTTCCGAAGTAAAATTTTCTCTAGCCAAGGCATCAGCTTATTTTTCATGTTCTTTTTGATGCCTGTGACGAGCTTGAGTCCTTTTGCGTTCAGTTCTTGAAAAAGTTCTGCCTTGATGTATCCCTTATCGCCAAACAGAAGCCCCTCTAACCCTTCAACGAGTGCAGGAACAGGCGTGCGGTCATCCGTGTTGCCACGGGTAATTTTCACATTGTGAAGTTGTCCTTTTTCGTTGATGACGATGTGCAGCTTCAGTCCGAAAAACCAGCCCTTGGTTGTTTTTCCCAAACGAGCCAAGCCCTTGAAAACCTTGTTTCTTGAGATACGTTTGCTGTGACAAACAGCAACAGAAGTTGCGTCAATGTATGAGATGCCTGTCTTGTCAGACTGCTCACAAAACCAACGAAGGAGCAGCATCAAGTAGCTCAAAATTCTTGGCTTTAGCTCAACAAAACGATTGTAACTCACAAGAGCAGGAAATTCTTCCCGATAAAGCTGGAGATAGCTGTGGTAAAAATATTTGAAATTCGTACAGGGTGATAGCTGGTAAAGAAGCTCAATGGTGAGTATTTCTGACAATGTCATTCCCATAACACGTGTCACCTTTTTGACAACTTTGCCGCATGAAATCAGAAAATGAGCGAGGTAGCGATCAACGGCTGCACAAAAATCATCTACAAACAATCCTGTAATATCCTTCTTCATAGAGGTACTCCTTAAGTTGGTGAAAAATTCTTAATAAAGTACCTCTACTCCCTTATTTTCTCCACTATTTAATCCCGAACTGAGGTTACAAGAGTCAGACCACTTAGAGGGGACAAAGTGGGGTTATGGAAGATAAGAGTGGGCGACTATCGGCTCATTTGTGAGATTAAAGATCATCGGTTGGTAATTATCGTCTTAACTGTGGGACATAGAAAAGAAGTCTATGACGACTAACCATTCATAATCCTCTGAAACAGCCCCTTTCTTTTCTTCTCTATAGTCTTGTTTTTAATGCTTTCATGGAGGGCTTTTTTGACAATTTTAGGGATTTCTGCCTTCAATTGCTCAATTTCTTCCTTAACTTGGTCAATGAGTTCTTTTTTGCTGACGGGCATGGTTTCGCCACTAATCACGGCATCTCCTGCCCTTTTGAGGATAATGTTGCACCATCCGCCCTGCGTCATCCCCTCCTTGCGGGAGGCAATTTCTACGATTCTTCGCGTTGAAAGCTCTACCCCTTTGATTGTCCAGCCATAATAAGGCTCAAGGGTCTTACGCCTGCTGACAGGGGGCTTTTTCTTTTTCGCAGACTTGGCAGAGATTTCTTCTTTTTTTACATCATCTTTGATTCCCAAAGGCAAGACATCCTGTTTAGGAACAACTGGGGTTGGTTGAGGAGCAGGAATGATCTGAGGCTCAGGTTTCTTGGGTTCATCCTCAAGCTCATACTTGGGCATTTTCCCTGTGGCTTTATAAATCTGTGCTTCCTGTTCAAGGGAGAGTGGTTTTGTATAAACAAGGGTCTTCCTTTGAAGGACTTCACTTTTGAAGGTCGGCGTTACTGGTTTTGTGGTTCTATTAAACATCGCAGTCCTCTCGTATGACTTAATATATTCTTGCTGTAAGAGAAACTTGTTTAACTTGAGATGAGATGATAGTATCCAATCAAGAAATCCATATGTTTCTCAAGGGCTATGGATTTTAGAGGAAGTGCTTCAACACTTCCTTTTTTTATGATTTATATTTATGTGTTTGTCAATCTAAACCTCACAAGTCAATTTCCAAAATCCCTCAAAAATGCTAGTTTTAAGATCATGAAATACCTCACTGGCACTACTGATTTCTTTATGTCTCCTGTGACGGGTCTGTCCGCTACTGCACAGACACTGCCCGATTTGGAAAAGGGCTATGTATGGCTGGGGAATGATCAGAATCGCCCTGTTCCCAGCTATAAACTCATTGATCTGACCATTGACGTTAAATCCCTTCAAAAACAGTTTGACGTTCTCTCCCAAGCCCCTTTTGTCCTCAATACGCCGATCCCAAGCTTACCCAAAGCCCAAGCTCTCAGTACTTTGGGGGATGGCATCATGAAGAATGTCTCAGGATTGATTCAAATTGCCACTCCCAACACCGATTATCTGATGCCTGCTCTGCCAACAGGTCAGATTTTCAGGGGGAATGCTCAGAATCTCGCCACACCACAGCAAACCATTACCATCGACAATCTGCCGAATTTGGGTGTTGCCATTATTCAGGGACTGGATTTGCCTGCGGGCAGGATATGGAGAGGAACAACCTCCAATCGTCCTGAAGAATCCGATGCCCTCTCCGAAGCTCTTGCGGATATCCTGCTGCTCAATGCAAGATTCCTTTTGGGAGAATTTGTCATGGGAGATGCACTGGTGCAAGCCACCTATCCCAAAGCCCAGTTTCTCATCAATCTTGAAGACGGCATCCTCAAGAAAACAGGCAAAACTTTGGAACATGCAGTGTCAGGAACGGATTATGTGGATACGGCAGAGAATCCCATTGCCGAAAGACTGCCCCTCTGGTCTCAGAATAACCAGAAACTGCTCATCAATACCAACATTCAGGTTGTGAATGGGGAAGACGTGCGAGGGGTTAATTCTCTTCATGCTGCTTTATTGCAAGCGACCAATGCCGTCACCTCTGACGCAGATATGATCTCGCGCAATACTGTACAGACAACGGAGTTGATTCTCTTTGATCGCGATCCTGCCCATCGCCAGAATATCGGTATTAGCTTAAAAGCCCCTGCCTCGATTCCCCAAAATCTAAAATGGGTCATGCCTGATACCCTCAGCACCACAGGACAGGTCTTAACGGATATCGGCAGTGTTCCCTTGTCAACAGACAGACAGCTAGCCTTCAGGACTATGCCTTCTGTGGACGCCACTTACATTCTGAAACAGCCCCATGACAGTCTTCCCAATGCTCAGGCTTTGAATCAACTGGTGGGGGTTGATCCCAAAATACTCAAGGCGACTGCGGATGGTACGATTGAAGTTGCGATACGGGATCAGGATTATGCCACCAAAGAAACACTGGAACAGATCAAGGCAGAAACTGAAGAATTTAAGAATCAGGCAGCGATCTCCGCTGAAGAAGCGGCAGCAAGCGCACAGGAAGCGACCACGGCTGCGGGAGAGGCAACCACAGCCGCAGGAGAAGCGACGGCGGCAGCAGGTGAGGCAACAGGGGCGGCTGCGGCTGCCTCAGGTTCAGCGGGTGCTGCTGGGATTTCAGCAGGAGCAGCAGCCCTTTCTGCCCTAGCCGCGGCAGGTTCGGCAGGCAGTGCCTCATCTTCGGCTTCCGATGCCTCAAGCTCTGCCTCAAAAGCCAATGATTCAGAAAAAGCCGCGGGTCAAAGCGCGCAAGATGCGGCAACATCTTTGAATACCCTGCTCAACACAGGCATTACGCTGGAAGGAGCGATCAAGGGGTCAGGAAACTTGCGTAATCCCATCGTGACTCAGTTTGAGGACAATCCTGTCTTGCCTGGGAAAGCATCAGTCACTCTGCCTGGTGGCAACCTATCAGATCGTCCTGCTGTTCCCATTATGGGGATGTTAAGGTATACTACAGGCAGATAAGGGGTTGGAGACCAAATTATGAAGGAAACCCCATGTCGAAAGAATTTGATCCCTTATTGAAAAAAGAAGAAAACAGTGTGGAAGTGACCGCAGGGACGCCCACAGTCGAGTTTTATGATGGTGCCAACTGGCTACCTCTGCTGATCGGCTCTCTGGCAGGAACAGCCAGCCAGATTACCATCACGCAAGACCCTGTAACCAAAGCCATCACCATTGCCATTGCTCAAAATCCTGTGCTGCCTGGGGACACCACCATTGACAGTACGGGCTATCTGAAACTTCCTGTCGGAACAGAAGCTCAACGCCCTGCAACGCCTCAAGCGGGAATGATGCGCTTTAATACAGGAACAGCTTAACATGAAGATGGAATATTTTGACGGGGGACAATGGGTTTCATTGTCTACCCCGAAGGTAGATGTCCCGATTAATAGCGGACTGGATTGGGTCAATGGCAATCAGAAGGGCTTTCGATGGGGACATTATACTGATCCCACGAACCCTTCGGGAATGTTCCATCTGAGCCAACTCTCCTGGCAGCAAAGCGCAGAAAACTCTGGGTATCTTTCTACCCGTCTGCTGACCTTCAATAACCAGGGAAACGATGCCTTTACGTTTCAGAAGCCCGTCATCTTCACCAAACCAATTTCTCTCTCCACCGCTGATCTGAAGAGTTTTCTGGTGCTGAATAATACCAATCTTTCTGCTACAGCAACAGGTCTCATGGTTCAGAAGAATGGAGAAAATGCCGTTGAATTTGGCTTTAACAACAGCACCAATGAAGGCTACATGTGGGGTTTTGGCACGGCAACCCTCAAGTTTGGCACGAATGGCACAAAGCGCATGGAGTTGCTCAATAACGGCACGCTGAACATGCTGAATAATGGCATCGTGAACCTGAGCAATATTACAGGCAAGATCAGCAGTGTTGAAAGCAATTTTCAGGTCTATCTGCGAGCTTCCAGTAATACACTGGATTTGAGAGGGGGAAATGTGCGGGGATCAAAAGCCTCTGCCATTTTGGAAACCAATGCCTTTGGAGAAACAGCTTCTATCGCCCTGAATGGAGATTACATTCAAACAATCCAAACTTTTGACGATTTGGGCTTTATCTTCACCGATGAAGACCTTGATCCTGCCACCACGTATCAATCCTATATTTCCGCTAATGGGACGTTGGTGACCTCCAGTTCAGAGAAAAGGAAGCATAGCCTGAGAGCTAAACAGCATAAGAATTATTTGGAACGCCTGAATCAGTTGAATGTTTACAGCTACGGCTTGCGAGTTCCTGTTCTGCCATCAGATGATCATAAACGCAAAAGCCGTAAATATTACAAGAATCGTCATCTACATGTGGGGCTTTTAGCGGAAGAAGTTGAAGTCTTGTTTGATAATGCCACCGATAGCGTCAAGCTCTTGGACATCACTGGGGAGAACCGAAAAGACCTCAAAACCCTCACGGGGAATTATCGACCCTCAGAGTCAGAACCAGATTATATTGCCCGCAAGAATGCCCTGCGTCACAGCGCAGGTATTCGTTACGATACGCTGTTGTGCTACACCATTTTGGCAGTGCAGGAATTGACGCAGCGTTTAAAACAATTAGAGCAAAAAGACCCTCATAAAAGTTGATTATTGACGCAAAAAATCCTAGAATGCAGAAGGGTTGGAGCCGATAGTTTATGATTGCATCAGCAATAATAATTTAATGTGCCTCCAATCCATTATCTTCTATTGGCTCTTTCCTGTTTTTTAATATTTCATAAAGGATAAGAACCATGATTCTCAATCGCCAATGTCTCAAGGTATTGCAGGCTTTCCCTGTGGATGCTCAACTGTGCCAGCAATACGGCGCGCAAGTGTTTAATTATCAGGGAGAAGATACCCCTGAATACCAGAAAATATGTGGAGAATTTACGTCTGTGATTGACGATATTATCGCCAGTATGCAGAACATTAAAAAACAAATTCCTGTTTTTTCTGAGGAATAGATATTCTTCATGACAACGCCCACGCCTCCCTTTGTTAATTTCAGGATGAAGCCGACAAAAAACATCGGGTCAACGCCAACGCTGATTTTCGGCTCTTCTTATGCCTGTGTGATTGCAGGGATTATTATTGCCAATCAAACGGAGAATGCTCTTTTGTTTTCTCTTTATCTCCTGAGAGAAGAAGGAACGCCTACGCCATCGGAAGCCGTTGAATATCCTTTTAGCCTAGACAGGCATCTTGAAGCTCAAGCCAGTTTGGATTGGCTGGAAGGAAAAGACCTGATTTTAGAAGCGGGCGATACCCTCTATGCGTATTCCGATTACAACGAAAATCTCTTTAATACCTTTGTGTCCTATCGGGAATTGACCGAGCTGGGAGCAGGTAAGACATGAAACATCTCGGTCTTGAGCTTCATTGCCTGCACGCCCTGAAGAAGCACAAACAGCATTTAGCTAACGCTGACCTTCGGTTAGAAAAGGCGCACGCGAGACTGACCCATGTGGAAGGAAGACTGGAAAAGAAAGAGGAATACTCTAGCCTTTCCTTTCAGCAGATGGAGAAGCTGCACAAAAAGCTTAAAGATGCTTTGGCGCAATTGAATACTAAAAAGGAAGACCTTGATGATTTCACGTACAAGGTTGAAAATTGGGACAGGCGCATGGAGTCTTATATTGCCTATATGAACGAAAGCAATGCCGAAAATTACGGCAAGCTCATTGACCAGCAGGATCAGCTTTGGAAGTTTGAGAGAATCCTCAAAGAGCATCAGGAAAAGGTATATCTTCCTGATCCCCATTTCTCTAACCTTGAGCAACGCATAGACGGCATTATTGAGATTTTAGACGGGGATATCAAACGGGAAGAAACCCGTGATCTACGGCTGGAATCTTTGGAAAAAGAATCATTGCGCTGTCAGGAAACGATCAGCAGCTTATCCGATCGTTTGGAATCGATGGGGAAAGAGCTTGGCTTCCTTTATGAGAAACTTCATGAGAAAGATTCTACGATTGACCAACTGAGGATCAGTCTTAAATCCCTCTTGTCCTCTAAAAAATCCCCCATGAAAGAGACTGTTATTATGCCTGAGAACAAGGAAAACAGCAGCCTTATGGCAAACAAGAAAAAGCCATCTCATACACGGGTCAAGTCCAGCCTGACACAGCATTTTAGCGAACATCCTGAGCAAAAGAAAAGCGGTATTCCCAAAGTGGAAGTGAACCTTGATTTTCAGAGCCACGATCTCCAAAAACCCCCTCTCAACAAGAAGAAATATTATGTGTTTTAAATATGAAACTCACAGCACCACTAACATTAACAGCACGCCCGTTTGTGTCTTGGAAGTGAAAGAGCGGATCATTCTCGACAGCCTCTTTCTCACCAATACAGGATCGTCTTCCCTTCGCCTGACCATTCGCATGGCTCTTCTGCGTCAGGATGAAAAGAAGGAATCCTGTTTTGCGAAAGGCTTCAAGCTGGATCAGGGCTTTCCCAAAGAGTTTATGGACAACGGCTGTCTTTATCTGTTCAAGGGAGATGAAATTCTTGTCAATTCTGACCATTCAGAGAATTTTTTGGACTGCCATATTTCATGGCGGGCGTTTTTGGAAGATGAGAGTCTCTGAAGGTGAATAAAGACATGAGAAAAAGTGCTTAAAATGATAGGATAACCCTTATATTTAAGTCTTTTTGCGAAATACATTATGATTATTCGTTTCTCATGGAAAAAAGTCTTTTTGATTGGCAGAATTGTTGCCAGCATTATCTATTTTCTGCTGAGAGTCTTTTCTTATCCCGAAGCATGGTTTTTTGCCATGAGCGCACTGGCGTCACTGGGCTTGCTGACCATGACCCAAGATCAGCAAGTCAATGTTAGTAAAACAGGCGTGTCTTTTTGTTCCTTTGTCCTGCACTTCTGGTCAAATGCAGAAGTACAGCCCCCTATGTAGACGGCTGCCATACATTCCGCAAGACTTTTCTGGGAATCGCCAGCAGGGTCAACAGGGATGTAGTGAGACCGAATATGAAGACCCACTTGTAAGAAAAGCCTGCCAGAATCCCTGCCAACGTGCAGGAGACCATGAAGATCACGCCCTTCAGCAAAGCCGCCAGTCCCAATGCTGTGCCTAAATGGGATGCAGGCACAATATGAGAGAGTAAAGTGGTAAAGATAATCTGAAAGGATGACCGCTGAAATCCCCAGAAGCCCACACCGACCATGAGTACCCAAATTTCTCCTTTGATGAGAAAGCAGGCGTTAAACAGCACCAACGCAAGCACTGTGGCATAGACCAAAGCCGCTTGGTAACCCCTATCCAGCAAACGTCCCACAGGATGGGCTGTCATCAGCGACACATAGTTAAAAATGCCAATGGTGGAGAGATAAAACTCAGGCGGAAAGCCAATGTCTTTCAGATACAAAATCAGCACCCCGTCATTAAAGCGTCCCAGCATAAAGAGGCTGAAACAGCCCAGAAACGCTTTGTGAGACGTGACCAGTTTCCATATCTCTTGCCAATCAGGAGCAGAAATTGCTTTGCTGTGATCCTCTCCCCGATCCTGCGGTAAATACCCCATAAACCAGCCTGCCAACAGAGAGAACAGCAAAGACACCAGAATCAGGGAAATATAATGGCTGCTGCCATCAGGTGACGGATACAGCACGCACCAGAACGCCAGTAAAAATGGTCCGATAAAACAGCCCAACGTCTTGCTCATCATGATCTTGCCATAGGCTTTCCCTCGCGCATTGTCTGGGGATTGCACGGCAATTAAAATATCTCTGGCTGAGGCAACCGAGCCGTTGCTCACTCTTTCCAGCAAGCGGGAAAAGCACAACGCCACAAAAGAAGGAGCCATGCCCAACAAGAGAAACGGCTTGGACAAACAGGAAAACATAATCCCCAGAGTAATCCATCTTTTTTTCTTGTGGGTGCGGTCAATCCATCTGCCTGACACCAGCTTCATCACATCTGCCGAGAGCTCATAGCATCCCTCCAGCAGTCCGATGACGACTCGGCTCAATCCCAAAGTTTGAGTCATAAACAGGGGGGCGAGCGACATTGCCATACTGCTTGAAACAGCGAGGAAGAAATTAATCAGATAAATAAAGGGCATGGTTTTATTCGTTTTAAGGTGTCAGAATTACAATCATTTTACCCTATCCAACCATGCTCCGCTACCTTGTTAAGAGGCGGATTTAAAAAGAGCTATCTCAGCATTTCTGCGATTTTGAAGACCTCGTGAGATCAATGGCTTGCCCGTATTTGGGTCAACCTTCCCATCATGCACATACATTGCCCAATAGTCTAAAGCGTTCTTATAATCTCTTAACCTTGCAAATCTGAGAACACTGGACTTCTCAAAAGCACTCACACCAATGTTAAAAACAAAGCAGACCAAAGCATCAAATTGATTCTGTGTCAGGTTTGGCAATCTTGCATTAATAGCTCTTTCAGCCCACAAAACATCCTGTTTCAAAAGGCTGTTTGCCTGATCTATGGTCACCTCATCAAGTTTCTCATGGGGATTGATCTGATGTCCATAGCCTATCGTGGGATAACCTGCCGAACATTTATAAGGCTTGGAGCGGAATCCTTCAAACTTCTTGAGCAGGTCAACTCCTTGTGGGCTGAGGTTCATATTGCCTCGACCAATTCATAACTTGCTTCAAAAATATCTTTTTGGCAGGGATATTCTTCACCTTTAATACCGCGGATCAGATAATCTCCTGCGTTGCCTTTCATGGTGCCTTCAAGGGTCTCAACCACAAAATCTTCAGTCATTTCTCGCGCTCGAATCTCGAGAGGTTTCTTACGATAGAGTTTCCATGTCATTTTTTAATCCTTTTCCTCCTACTTAAAAAATTGATAAGTCCAATTTATAATTTCTTTGTGTATTCTCCAACGATCCTCATAACGCATTTTATCCCCCTGTTCTTTTTCTATAGAAGACAACTTTTTGATTATATCGTTGCATTTCTTATACTCACGAAGCGACTGAGAGGCTTTTTCAAAAACGTCACATGCCTTTTTATAATCTATATACTCTTGCATTGCATTACGTGCCTGAAGATATTCAATATCAGCCTCTTCCAATTCTGCAAATAATTCGTCTAAAATTTTTCTATGATCTCCAATCATTTTTTATACTCCTCCCTTTCCTCTCTCATGTTTAAAAATCTCCAAAAAATCGACATATCAAACGGACGTGTCGATAGCATCGACATCATTCATATCTATCTCCCAATGAGGCTTGCCTTGCTCAATTTCTTCAATGACTTGTTTAACTAATGACAGCCTGCGACCTGTGGTAGTAGAAAGCCACCCAACGCTAGATAAAAAGGAGATAATCTCCACTTTTTCACTGAGCAGATTAATCTCATTAATTTCGAGTCCTGTAATATCTACTAAGTTTCTGACTTTTGATGAGGTGATTTCATCTTTTGATAAGTCATTAAGAAAATTCCACGCAATTTCGTAAACTGTTTTCATTTTTATTGCTCCTTCTTAATTTTTGGAGAATGAGATCGGAATCGAACCGATATAAGAGGGGTTGCAATCCTCCGCGTAACCATTCCGCCACTCATTCATCAGGTTCTATTTCTGCAAACTGCATAATCGAGCTTTTGAAGACCTGTATATCAGAATAATTTTCCCTTAAAGTGTTGTACATTTTGATCTCAATGTTCTGAGGCATCTCTTTTAACTGCTCGATAAGTTCATATACTTTCATTATCACCCTCCACTACAAAATACATATAACATCATCATCATTATCAAGATGTGGATGTTTTTTGAGTTCTACATCAGATACAATCCTTCCATTTTCTAAAACAAGCTCTAAGGTTTTATCGGCTAACTTCAACCTGTCAATCAATTCAGCTACTTTCATTTGTGACCCTCTTTTGCAAAACCATATTCACAACTTGCGTCAAACGCTTCGTGAAGAAGATGCCGAGTCTCTTGCTCCACAGCATTAACAAATTTTTCTGACACTTCTTTGTGAGTCTTGATTTTTTCAAGGACATAATCAGCTAATTGTTCTGCCGTCCTTGCAAAAACGCTATCAAGATGAAGCTGTTCCAAGCTCTTTTCTTGATTTTTCTCTCGTTCAGAGCAAGGCGGACAACGACATCTTGATAAATAGGTTAACTTTTCTTGCTCAGTCATTAGCTTGCCTCTTCATTATGGTCTCTCCTAAAAAGTTGTTCTGCTTTTTGTCTCGCGTCTGAAACATCTTCTTTTTGACTTGCGCCGACCTTCGGCTCATCAGTGGAATCCATGAGAGCCATAAGAGATTTGAGGGCTTTGGCTGACTCAAATTCTTTGTTTTCAAGAGCGCACTGATACCTCAAATAGATGATTTGCTTCGATGTAAGCTGTCTCGGTTTAAGGTCATGTTCTTTAACCTTACTTCTGACTAACCCATGATAAATGCTCGTTTGGTGTCTACTCATTTTTACTGATCCATTTTTCCCAAAATCTCTTCGGCTAAAGAATCTGATCTTGTGGGTTCAATTTGAAAGGCTTCCTCAACTTTCAGATGACCTTCTTTAATCGCCGTTCCTACTCCGATAAGATTTGTAACGTCTGTCATGTCAAAGTCTTCTATTTTTTCCTTTTTGAAAAAAGAAAATATTCTGCTTTCTTCAATGCCAAGAGCTTTTAATCTTTCAAAAACTGACTTTCTTCTTGATATAAATCCTTCATCAGTCTTTCCATTGCCAATGGCTTTCTTCTGGCATTTTTCGTATAGGTCATCCGTATAAGCTTTGGGTATGACCTTAAAAATGGCATTTCTTAGGGCTGTTGAACAAGCCGCATTCTCCATAACAGCCTGCATATCTTGTGAATACTGCACACCGTTTGTTTTCCTAATGCTCTTTTTTACCTGCGTGCCAATCCGAACATTTTTTTCCAAATCCCAACAATAAGCTTCTGCCGTGACATAAAATCCATCATTACCAACAGTACGCGTGGCTGCATAAATGTTTCCCCAGCTTGAAGCGATAATTTCTGCAAGGCGTATAGAGGCACCCTGTATGACTTTATATGTCTTTTGACCATTTTTATCTTTTGTTTCTCTCGGAGGAAGAGCGTAGAAGCATGAAGCAGCAATATCTTCGTTTATTGTTGCCATAAATTCAGCCTCTTCAAGACTTTTACGAACGTCTCTTGGATAAGCCTTTGCCGTTCTCACCTGGGCATCCACCTCTCCAAAAAATGAAGCAGGGATTTCAACGTCTTGTTCTAATATTTGTAACTGGCTCATTTGTTTTCTCCTAAAAGTTGTTCGATTTTTTCAAGACGTTTTTCTTGAAGTCTAATTTTTTCTGTCAATTTATTTGAATTTTCCATTAAACTAAGGATATCATTCTCTACATATTTTAACGATTGAAACAGCATTGATAATGATATGTTATCTATTGAATCCATTATGTTCTCTCCTTTAAAACGTTAGTCGTCTCGATTGAGATGTTTTTAGAAACTGTGGGTATAAATTCGGCATTTCAGCCTTGAAACGCGCAGCGTCAAACAAGCTCCGTGCCGTGTTCTTCCATGAAGCAACCTTCTTGCCTTCAAAGTCTACAAGCTCTTCAGCATCCCCTATCCGTGCCTGAAGTTTGCATTTCAGAAGCTCGATCTTTTCTTCATGGGGTTTTGTGATTTCTTTCAAAACCCGTTCATGTTCCTGAATTTCCCTGATGACTTCAAAATCATCCTCTTGTGCGACAATTTTCTTTCCTTCCTGAGCTTGAGGAAAGAGAGCTATTAAATCATCAGAGTGTTCCCATTTAGGTTCAATCCTCTTTTGAACATGATCGAACCAGAATGACCTTTCAATATCTATTAACTTTTGCGAAAGAGTCGCATGAGACTTAACTTCATAGATCACAACATCAAGAGATAGAGCCTCTTTCAGCACTTCCGTAACGCCACATCTTTTAACAAGAGTCATCAGAAGATTAAACATCTTCTCATCCCCAAAAAGGACAACAACGTAAGCTTTCAGCATCTTGCTGACAGTAAGATAATGCTGAACCTGAATGAGATAGTCATTGGGTATATTGTCTGTAAAGGCTTCACCCCACTCACTTTTGGTGAAATAGTTAGCTGTCTTGATTTCAACAATGGCTTTCTCTGCTGGAAGGTATCCATCTATGTTTGCTGCCATGAATTTGTTTTTCTCATGGATAATCATGTTCTTTGGAAGTTTTACATCTTTACCCGTCAGAAGAGAAAACTGACCTCTGACAAGAGGCTCTAAAACATGACCTCTTTCGAAGATTGGGTTTTCTTCCTGCTCAATAGAGTCTGAAATCTTATCAAGGTAAACTTTCACGGGTGTTTTGTATTTAGACACACCACACAAACCCGCAGCATCGCTTCCGCAAATATGGTTCTTGCGCTTATAAAGTTGTTCGGGAGTTAGCATTTTACTCACCATTCTCAATAAAAAATTCAAGTTTATCTATTTTGGCTCTGAGGTCATTGAGTCGTTTTTTTCTATGAGTGGGGTTGAGACCCGCATACCTATTCTTTAACACATAAGAAAGCTGATGAATCATATTCACAAACTTATATTGAATTTCAATGTTTTTCAGCATGAGATTCTCCTGTCGTAGCCAACGAGATGCTCAAAGCATTCTTTTTTTATGGCTGGCAAAAAATCATCCATGAGACTCAAAAAATCTGATGCACTATCATAAAAAATCTTTTTATCTTGGCTAAAGGAATATTGTTCCTCTGACTCTCCAAGACAGTATTTAACTGTGATTTCCACAAATTTTTTTGTTGGTTTTTTCTCATTTACTAACATGCGATGCTCCTTTCATAATCCTCCTGAATTTCACGATACTCGTTGTCCTGATGGCATTCGCTTAGTGCATTCATTTCTCTGAAAATTTTATGACCCTCTTCAAGCCAATCTTCCATTTTAAACATCAGGTCTTCAAGGTTTGTTTTAGCGTCCATTTTCCTGACTCCTTATTTCCTTTGAAAGCACTCGCTCAAGAAAGCTGGATAAGTCCATTGCTCTTTTATGGAACAAGTCATAAGACTTTTTTGATGGTTCATTTTTGATCAGTGATAATAATACTGTTCTATTTTTAAGCTCTGCAAAATCAAGATATGTCATTTCAACACTCCATTTATTAAATTTTAATTAAAAATATCCACAAAATCAACAACTAATATTACTTTTTTGGTAAAAAATACTACTGTGCCATTCGCATTATTTCAATTGCCACAAGGTCATCTTTGCCGATGTTAAAAAATCTGAAATCTGCTCCTTTGATAGGTGCATGGGTCATCGTAGCCCCATCCATGTGGCATCCATGAAACTTCACATCCGCTAAATCAGTCTGATCGAAATTGACATACGCAATAAACGAATGTGAAAAATCACACTTGCTCAGATTGGACATGTAAAAACTTGCTCCCTTGCCGTAAAAGTTCCGAAAGGTCGCAGAGATAATCGTGCAGTCCTCAAATCTACTGTCAGGCGCATAAAGACCCTTCAAATTGCCATTCGTCAGTCTTGATCCCGAAAAGTCCGTGTTAATGGCTGAAGCGTAGCTCAGATCAACGCCATACAAGTCTAAATCACGGAGTGACATGTTGCCAAGATCAGCCCGAAGACTCATTTGTTTTTCCGTCAGAACAGGGCGAGGGTTCTTGTTCATCAACTCTAGCCATTGGTTGTGATTGGAGAGAATTTCTCGAAGTTCTTCTGTGAGGTGTTGGTACATTTAAGGCTCCTTTTTGGTTAATTAATAACTACTGTAGTCACTTATATTTATAATAGTTACTACAGGTGTAACTATGTGTCAAGAAAAAAAGATGACTACATTTGTCATTGTTTCTAAACATAAATTCGTATATGTTTAAACGCAGTATTTACGAGGGAAAGGAATATGGGATGCTATATAAAGCAAATCTGGAAAGTCTAAAAAAAGCTATCGAACTATTAGGGAGCGTAACTAAATTCTCCTTAGATGTTGGCATATCCTATCAAACGGCGATGTCTTGGAAACACGGACGCAGGGTTCCATCACCTTTGTATTGTTTAAAAATAGAAACCCTTACCGAAGGAAAAGTAAAGGCAAGAGATATCCTTCCCGATTATCCTTGGGATGAACTTAGCAATGTAAGAAAATAACGACATAAAAAAAGCTCCTGACTCGAACCCGAGAGAGAAGCTCCTTTTATTTTTCCCAGCCAGAGAAAATATAAGATCAGCTTATCACACACTGTTGGGTTCATGTCAAGACATCTGAAGGGATTCAGACATGAACAAAATAGAACATCAGGCATTTATCTTTTTTTCAAAGAACTATCCGCCAGCAATAGCGTTAGTTTTTATGAATCTTTACCATTGGGGAACGATCGAATGGAAAGACCATAAAGCAGGTGATTGGTTCTACAAGAGTGCTAAACAAACGGCAGAAGAATTAGAAGTTAATATGAAAACTGCACAAAAAGCGTATGAAATTATTAAAGATGGACACTGTACAATCTTTGAAAGCAAGGTTGAGAAAAAGAAAAATTACAACGTTACTTGGATTAGGGTTGTTACAAAAAATGAAGAATTATCCACAATTCACCTACCCATAAAAAGGGTAGATACCTACCCAGAGAATGGTCTGGTATCTACCCACAGAACGGGTAGGCATAACCATATTAACGCATATAAACCTCAAGACGCGCGCGAGGACGGCTCTTTGAGTGAGCCTCTCGCGCTTACGGAAGAGTGGATACGCTCTTTTTTGCTGCATTGTTTTGGAGCAGCCACTTACCAATCATGGTTTGTGGATTGCGTGATTGAGTGTTGCCAAGAAACAAAGGCTATTCTGCTTAAAGCAACGAGTACTTTCAGGCAGAGTCGCCTAAGCGGAATGTTGAATATGAACAGGAAATTTAGCGAAATGATGAAAGAGTATGGATTTACCATAGAAGTGGTGAAAGTCTGAGAGAATCTTCTTTACACAAGAAAAGAATAGTTGATATAAAAAAAGGACAGTGTGCGAAACACTGTCCTAACACCGCATAACGTTGAAAGGAAGATGCGATGGATACAGAAAATATACCACCTTCGTATAAAGAAATCAAAAAAATTGAGCAAAAGATAATCCATAAAGTAAAAAACTTTATGGTCTACCAATATAATGAAAAAGAGGATTTTAAAGAAGGATATTGGGGAGAGGTGGAATATGAGGAATCAAAAGAGATTAAATCACATATTCTAGAAAGAATATTATCAGAATTATTATCATCTTCAAAAATAGAAGATAAAGAAGAAACTATATCAAGAATTTTCGATTTAATAAGAGATTATTTAAGCGCGACTAATTTTGTTAGAGAACAGAAAAAAAATAATATTCAAATTAAAGACTTGGAATTCTTCACTCGTAGAAGCGTTACACCATTTTCTCAAGCCTATGGAATGTTTTATTTTGTTAATTTTCAAGAGTTTTGTGAGGAATATTTATATTCAAAAATTCAGTCATCCTCTTTTGAGAAAATTATTATTTATGATCTTATTTGTTGTGAATTTTCAAGTTTTCTCGATGAAAAAATGATTGCTTTCTTTTTAAGAGTGAATTTAAGAGAAAAAAAATATAATCCGCGTTTACTTCAATTCAATCACTTTGTTTTAAGATCGATTAAAGAGGTAGTAGGTCTAATAATATATTACCATATCTTAACGTGGTTCTTTTTTGAAAGCAAAGACCTGGCAATGCTCTTATTATTTGTTGCATCACTGCTAAAAAATTCCTTTGGAGAGAAAAAGCAATTATCTCTTCTCATAGAAAAGATGACAGTGGTTAGCGTTAGACTATATCAAATCGAAGGGGCGATAACGGCTAGCTATGTTACAAAATTAATTAATATTGCAGAAAAAGAAGGGGCGTTCTATCCTGTAGTGGCAACTAAAATTCTTGATAGAGCTATAGAAAAAAAATATTGGTAAATAACTGGCGGTTCAGGTTAAGGCAGAGGACATATTGCCAGATTATACTTGGGACGAGTTGAGGTAAGGAACGCAAAAATGAACGATATACCATTAACCCTGTTTTCTGGCGGAGCTATCGCTGCCACAACTATCCTTGTCACTTTTTTCACATGGCTTGCTAATAGAACAATAGCACATCAGAGCCAGATAAAGAATCTTGAAGAAAAAATGGATCGTGGCTTTAAACACCTTGAAGACAAGATTGATTCGGCAATTACGCACATAGACGCAAAAATGAACATACAGGACAAGGAAAGCAAAGAACGCATCTCCCGCCTAGAGAAATACTTCGATATCATCATGTCAACACAGATCAAGAGGAATAGCGATCAATTAAAAATGGAAGGTTAAGTCCGTCCATTATTTATTTTAAGAAAATTCCAACGCTCGAATCTCCAGCGTAACACCTGTAAGTATTTCCGTTCCTTATTTTTATTAATTTTTCCTTCTGCCATATTATTATTTTTTTTATTCACTGATCACAAACATTACTGTTGACACACATAGATGAAGTTATATTATATTTTATCACATATAACTTAACCTAGGAGATATAATGATTAGTAAGATGACAGCAGCAGAGGCAGCAGTTTTTTTGAATATGACTGTTCAATCTGTTCATAAGCGACTTAGAAAAGATGATTTACCCTTTCTAAAAAGTATGAACAGGGTTTATTTTGGACACGATACCGCTAGAGAATTATTCAAACTCAAAGTAAAAAAACAAACTCTTGCATTTCAAATCGTAAAAGGTGGCACAGGCAAAACATCTTTGGCTCATGCTTTAGCTTTAAGAGCAAATTTATATGGATTAAAGATCTTGTGCATTGACTTAGATCAACAAGCAAACCTTACACATGCTTTTGGAATAACACCGCTAGAAATGCCTATTATGCTTGATGTGATTAATGAAGGAATGGGTATCCAAGAAGCTATTATTAAAGTTTCTAATGGTCTTTTTCTGCTGCCCAGCAGAATTGAAAATGCTGTTTTAGATAATCTGCTTATGCTAAACAAACACCCACTACACAGGGTATATAAAGATAGCCTTGATTCAATCAAAAATGACTATGATATTATCATTATCGATTGCCCTCCTGCGTTGGGACAATCTACTGCTGCTGCCGCTCTATCATCTGACGTTGTAATTGCTCCTGTTACACCAGAAGAGTTTAGCGTATCTGGTCTAAAATTGTCCTTTACAGAAATAAAAAAATTAGAAAAACAATACTCGTCAAATATTCCATTAAGGGTTGTTATTAACAAATTTGATAGCAGGAATTCTTTATCTCATAAGGTATTAAGTTCCCTTATGCAGCATGAAGTTTTTAATGAAATTCTCTACAAGACCTTTGTTAGAACAAGCCAAGAATTTGCAAACAGCGTGGCAAATAATACCTCTCTTTTTAACAGTTTAAGACCAACTTCAGCAAAAGAAGATATAGATTTTTTTACGAGAGAAGTACTTGAGCTAAAAGCTGAAAATTCTGAACATTCATTTAAATCCCTTACGAGGCAATAAGTTATGCCACAAATTACAGATTATAAGACTCCCAAAAAGTTTCAAAAGAAAGAGTATAGACCTTGGAATATATTGGAAGAGATCAAAAAGGAAAATTCTACTTTAAAACTAGTAGCAAACTACGAGCAAACTAGTAGCGAAACTGATAGCAAACTAGTAGCAAACTACGAGCAAACTAGTAGCGAAACTGATAGCAAACTAGTAACTGATAGCAAACTAGTAGCAAACTACGAGCAAACTAGTAGCGAAACTGATAGCAAACTAGTAGCAAACTACGAGCAAACTAGTAGCGAAACTGATAGCAAACTAGTAGCAATTCAGAGACTAAGCGGAGTCCAAAAAAAGGTGTTTTTGTTCCTCATGAGCCGACAAATTGAGGGGTCTATTGTTGTCACAACTGAAGAGCTTAAACAGGGAATAAACTCTCATATAGAAACTACTAGAAACGCCATATTGCGCTTGATAAACAAAGGCTTAATCATAAGAGGCAAGAGCAAGGAAGGACGTGGAGGATTTTTAGTCTTAATTATTCCAAAAAAGGTAAAAAATGAGTTTGAAAAACATTTTTTAAACGAAGAAAAAGTTGATAGCAAACTAGTAGCAAACTACGAGCAAACTAGTAGCAACACGCCCTCTGTTAGTAGTAGTATATATATAAATAAAACTACTACTAATATTTCTGATTCCGCGCGCGAGATTGTGGATAACTTTTCGTTTCCTGACGAATGGGAAGAGATCGACATTGAACCCTTAGCTTTTATTAAATTTACCAAAGCCCATCTCGACCAAATTTACAAAGCAGGGAAGATAAGCCCTGATATGCTGCAAGCTTCTATTCATGCTTTTGCCTTTGATTTACAAGTCAACGATAAAGCCAAAGCTCTCAAGCTGAGTCCAATTAACGTTTTTATGGGAATGATGAAGAAAGGAAGCCCTTATCTTCCGCCAGAAAACTACGAAAGCCCAGAAGAACAGGTGATGAAAGCCTATAATGAAGCCATGAAGAAAAAGGCAGAAAGATTTAGAAAGCTTGAAGAAGAAGGTAAAGCTCTTGCCTTGCAGGAATGGAGAGACGGGATCAGCGTGGATGAACAGAAAGCCCTTGTGCCAGAAAAATACCACGCTGAAAGTGAAAGGAAGATTTTTGAGAGTTTACTTCTTGCCTATTTTGAGAAAGAAATTTGGCAATCGATTAAACCCACCAGAAAAATATCAACGCTAGCTATATAATTTAGCGGCCTACAGCAATATCGCTGGGGTCAATGCTCCCTATCTATGTTTTATCCAAATAACCAATTTCTCGATCGATTATGAGTGTTTTTTTATTCAAACGAGACTGCGTGGTGCAGATGTTGTTTAGCCCGCGTCATGGCAACGTAGAGCAAATGCTGATCTTCTCTATTTTTTGTCGGAAAATCAGAGGCGAGCTTAACGCTATCAAATTCCAAGCCTTTGGAAGAGTGGGCGGTCGTTAAAATAACATCAGCCTGTTGTGCTGACGGATTTCGGTGTCCGATAATATTTTCAATCAGTTGCTTGGTATCGCTGCCATGCTTTTTGACAAAAGAGATAGCCACGAGAAGCTCAGGCTCATCAAAAATAGCCGCAAGTTTGGTGAGTTCGTCAAAATCCTTGATTTTTCTGAGATCGGGCGATTGAATGTCGTGATTCTTTCCGCAATAGAGCCTGTAAACATCTTCAATCATTTTGACGGCAGATTTCAGTGTCCCGATGACGCGACAAGATAATCCCTTGTCTGCCAACGTAATGTACTCATCCAACAGAGACGCATTGGTTCGGGCGATGTAGGTGTACCTTTCGCTATTTCCTTCATTCACGTAAGACGATAGATGGCTCAGTCCAAAAACCTGTCTTTCCGCGCACAAGAGACTTAAAACCTTGTTGGCTTCTTCAGCAATACGATCTCCGAAGCGGAAGCTTTGCGTGAGGTAGAGAGTTGGCTTATCAATGGTTTGCATAGCGTTGATAGAACCACGAAAGGAATATATCTGCTGGTATTGGTCTCCCACGTAAACAATCTGGCAGGTTTGATTTTCTGTGATATCCAACATACATCCATTCACATCCTGCGCTTCATCAACAAGGATGTAGTCGTAATCTTTCAAAACAGGCTTTTTCATTTGCCATAGTTTTAAATAGGTGTCGTGTTCAGCTAAAATATCCATGTCATTAAGAGAGGACATTTTCTCCCACATTAACCGAGCCTTGTCATAGATTTGCGGGGCAACATTGTGTTGAATATTCTGAAATACCTTCATTTTCCAATATTCAAACGGCTCTTCGCCCTTGATGCCAAGCAACCACGGGAATTTTCCAATAATTTCTTTTTTAAGGGACGGGACATGTTTTTGATCTATTTTATCGTCTCCGCTGTAACAAAAATTATTGACTGTTCTTTTGGTGAATTCATAAACCTTGTAAGGGGACAGAATATCGTTCGGCGTTGATGTGTTCTCGTAATCTCTAAAACTGATCTCGATACCGCCTATTCCCAAAACTTCAGAAACTTTTCTGGGGTCGTTCTTTTGAAACAGTTGTGCGCGATACTCTTTGCCGAGTTTGTCATAGGCAAGCCCATGAATGGTTTTACACTCAACGGAAACGGGAAACTTCTTCATCGCCTCCTCTTTCAGGGCTTTGTTGTAAGCCAGATAAAGACCTTTCTTGTTGGGTTCTGATTGTGCAAGGAGGACAAGGGTGCTGGTTTTTCCAGTCCCTGCCAACGCATTGACCTTGAATGATGCTTCGCTTTGAAAGGCATCAATGATATTTCCCTGCTCCTGAGTTGGTCTCATTTTTCGTCTTCCTTCTCTAATTTTTTGACAATCTTCCTTATGGCTTTCTCAAGCTTGTCAGGCTTCTCTCGGTAAATCTTGTATGCGTATTGAGGGAGGTGTCCCCTATACACAGCCATCACATCTTCAGGTATTTTAAGGGCTTTAGAGAGAAGGCTCGCACGATTTTTTCCGAAAGGTTCTTTATCGTTTTCTATGTTAGATATGGATGGCTGAGGCATATTTACAGCATCGGCAAGCTGTTTTGTCGTTAGCAAGTTTAGCCTTCTTTTCTTCTGCAAAAAATCCATATTGATAATATCATAATTAAATTATCCCATAGTACTATTATCATATTAAATACTTATTGAAAACCTATTTTTTAATAGTATAATTATATTATTGAATAAAGGGTATGCCATGGAATGTTTTTGTGGTGGTAAGGTTTACTATTTTGATGGTTTGTCTCTTCCTGAGAGCATGTTTTTATCGAACATTTTTTCTTGGTCTAAGAAGAAAAATTTTAAAGGCGCTGTTTATAAAAAAGATTCTGAAATGGCAGATGAAATTCATTGTGACTATCATTCTGTTCGGCGGATCAGGTCTAAATTAGCCAAACTCGGATTTTTCAAAATAGGTAAAAGAGAAAACTTAAAATTCAATGGATCAACACCATATTTTTTGAACGTTGAAAAAATTGTTGAAACTGGCAACTCTAAAATCATCTTTGAAATCAATAGCTTGAAGATAGAGGGAGTGTCGAAACGTTCAACACCCTCTGTCGAAAAATTCAATAGCCTCTGTCGAAACGTTAAACAGGGAGTGAGCAAAACATCAACTCCATATACAGATACAGATGCACCCAGTATACACTCAGAAGAAAATCCCCTACCCCCTTACAAAGTGGGAGATTCTTCCCCTCGTTTATCAAATGAATTTTTAGATTCCAAATTCCAAGAATTTTTAGAGATTGCTAATTTTCCTGATTACCCGCTTTCAAAGCAGCAGGAAGCGAGAGCATTATTTTTCGGTCAGTTGCAGTCAGATTTAGGAGAACACACCCTTGATGATTTTTTGGACTGTGCAGGGGCTTACTACGTTGATGATCGCCCCACTGATCCAAAATACATCATCAGACCTCATAATTTCATTTCAAAGAAACAAGTGGGAACGAATCACAGAATTAATCCGTGGAAGGATTGGATTGGTAAGAAAAAGCCAAAACAGAAAACCGAGGAAGAGAAGCAGGAAGAATTGTTAGCAAGGATTCGCAAGGAATATGAAGCAAGAGGAGAGAATTGCTATGTATAGATTTACAGAAAAAATGATTAAAAGCATTGGTGCAGACGCTTACGAGGCATGGTTTTTGAGGAAACCAGTAAAAATCCACTCACCTCTTTACGGTGTCTTGGTGATTGAAGCTCCCAGTCGATTTTACAAAGATGAGATTATTAAAAAATTTGGGTCTACTATTCACGATGTTGCGGTATCGTTGGATTACAAAATGACACGTATCATCAGCATTGGAGAAAAAATTCCAAGGTCAGAGCCACCGATTTATCCTGAGGAACAGGATGAATTGCAAGCTGTCCTTTCAAAAATCGGTCAATTTGCTCGATCAGCAGGGAACTACAAGGCATCGTCAGCCATCTTTACTGCTGGTATTGAAGAGCAGATCGTTGAAGTCCAAAAGCCGAAGCCAACACCCAACCACGTTTACAAGGGGAATGAGGGATTAGGAAAATTAGGATTTAGCTCTCAAAGCATCGAAGAGTAGCCTATTGAGGATACTGTGATCATTCAGTCAGAAGACGAGTGGAATCATCAACAATATGCCGCTTAGGATTAACGAGAAACGCCACTAAAGAGAAAAAAGGTAGTTTGGTAGCCCAGAGTATGTTAAGTTGCCCTACGATCGTTTATGAAAGAAATTCCATGATTGCCACTTTTTACTCCTTCATTGCGGATAAGATTCTATTGATTGGTGCATTTATTGGCGGTTTGTATGTATTCTGGTTGAAAAGAAGCCAGAGCAAAGCCAAAGAGGAGGCGAGGGATGCTCAGATTGTATCATTGCAAGCGAAAGCCACTCAGGATCAGGTTGAAACGCTGGTGGAAAAAGCTCAAAATGTCATGGCACAACAGACAAATGTTGAGTGTTCTGTTTGTGATCGGGTCAGTATTAACCGCTGGCTGTCAGAGGAGTCAAACATTAGCAGTACCGACCCAATGTCCAAAGCAAGCCATGCAAAGGATTTACCTCATGACACTGCCACAATTTCCAAGCCCCCATCCAAAACTGGTCGATGAACTCAAGGCAATGTGTGGGGAAAAAGATAACGAGAAATGTGTTTATTTGTATGACTATTTGGGTAAAATCATGGTATTTAAGAAGAAGCTGATGATCTTCAAAGAAGGAATGCTCAAGGATGTTTAAAGAGTGTCAAGAAGACAACATTCTCATGTTCCCAAAAAAGCAGCAAGCGATGGAAATTGGATCTGTTGTTCTTTCTGCGCGGGAAGATGGAGATGTCCGCATTGATACGAAGGGATTGAGTCCCAGAGAGATTAGAAGCGTTCTATGTGTGGCGATTCAAGCTTCTTATAAGTTTGAGGAGAATGTGAGTGCATAAAAACGATAGCCCTGCTTTTATCTTTATTCTTGGAGCTTCTGTCGTCATGACGTTTCTTCTCATTGTAAAATATGTTTTTTGTTACCTTTAAGCGATCGTAAAATGGCAAGCCAAAGCTACCTTCTGCCCCTTATGATTCCAGACTATAAACAGCCTAAGAACATCAAGGGCGAATCTGCCATCTGTGTTGAAATAGCTTGGTATCTAAAGGGTCTTAGCCTTGAAGGAAACTTCCCCTATGTCTGGTTTCATGTTCCCAACCAGTTTTTAGGGAAATACAATGGGCTAGGGGGAGCCATTCTAACTTTTATGGGGAGACTATGCGGTATACCAGATTACGTTTTCGTGGGAAGACAGGGCGGGTTCTTTATCGAGGTGAAGACAGACAAGGGAATTCAAAGCGAGAACCAAAAAATCGTTCAAAAGTGGTGCGAGAATGTGGGAGTGCCGTACTACCTGTGCAGGTCTCTGCAAGACGTGAAGAATGTGTTGAAGGAGAAATGATCAACAAGCAAGAGCTTGTGGCTAAAATGCAGTCTTTTCTTGACTTGTGGGAGAGAACAAAGGATATTCAATACTATTACGAGTATCAAAAATATTTCAAACAGTTAAAAGATGAAATTAATAAGTGAATATTTCTCTGTTGCTTCAAAGATACTGTTCTCTTGGCATGTGTTAATTGTGACAGCCTTGCTATGCTTGGGTTATGTAGCTCATCTTGTATGGGGTGCGAATAATCCCGTTGAGCAAGTAGATGAGGAAATCCTCAAGGACGTTTTTGGGGTTGATGTTGAGTTTAGTAAATAGTGATTAAACTTGGAATAAGAAATTTTATATTCCAAGTTGAGACGTTAAATTAGATTATGGGGCGGTATCTCAATCTTCCCAATGAAGGTTAGAGACTAACATTTAATCCGCCCCGCCAAATGAAATGGGAGTATGGTCGAGTGGTCAAAGGCAGCAGACTGTAAATCTGCCGACATATGTCTACGTAGGTTCAAATCCTACTGCTCCCACCAATATGAAAGGAATGGAAGATGCAAAAAAGTTATGGTTTCCCTCAATTCTCAATCAGAGAGGAAGAACAGCGTAAGTGGGCAGAAGCTATGGCGCAACCTGTCGAAAAAGCTCAATGTCAAGAGCCTGTTGAGACAATACCAGTTAATCCCGAAAAATTGTATCTTCGTCAACGTGAAGAGTATTTTAGAGCAATTGCTTTTGAAGCTGCTTTAGCAGTGTATAAAAGGGATGGATTTTTGCCGATTAAATCGATGGCACAGAGCTTTTACACCTACATCACGAAGGGGGAGTAAAGATGAGCAAAATAGTTTGTGAATATCACAACCACAATCATCCTGCCTTTGTTCACAATTATGAATGTCCTGAGTGTGTACCGCAGGAAAAACCTGTGAAAATCAAGGCTAAGAAACAAAGGGCTGAAGCGGTAGAAATGGTCGTGCCTGTGGATGAAACAGAAGCTCTTGTGAAGAGTGACTAATGGCGGAATTCTGCGAAAAAAAATTCGCTGTTGATAGTTTTTTAAGATGAATAAATCAATTGTTAATGCTTCAAATGCAAGAAAAAAAGGGATGGCTGAGTACCGATCTTTGCTGACCCGTGAAGCTTATGAGCGTGATCCAGATCAGTGCAGAAGAGTCATAAAAAATATTATCGATGGCGCAGAGAAATTAGAGCCTGTTTGTGTCAAAGTCTTTGCTCAATCCTATATGACTAAGGCTCCATCAGAAACAGAAATAAATATTAATTATAATAATACTAAAGAAATTCTTAAGGAAAATGACTTTTCTAAAGAAGAGGCTTACGAATTTGAAGATGAATTAAATAAAAGAATGAATGACGCTATTAGAGATATTATTAAGGGAATGATCCAGAATCGTTCTTCTGGTAGCCCTATGGTAGAACCTAACGAATGAATGCGTTAAATATCGAGCAATTGGTAGATAAATTATCTGTTGCCCATCTGATTAGAAGTCAGATGGTCGGAGATTATATTGAAGATTTAGAAGAAAAAGACAATATCCTTTTCAAATTCTATAAACCCTATCCTGTTTTTGAAGAGTTTCATAAGCTGGGAGCAGTCCCAGAGGTTCGTGTTCGCTTTCTTATGGCAGCTAACCGCATTGGAAAAAGCGTCTCTTGCTTTGCAGAAACAGCCATGCACGCAACTTTGACTTATCCTGATTGGTGGGAAGGTTACCGCTATACAAGCAAGGATATGGTGATTTGGGTGGGTGGACGCTCTTCCAAAGATTTACTCAGGTTAAGGCGTGGGTTGTTTCATAGCCAAAAAGGATTCCCGCCTTTTATTCATTCTTCGCTTGTTGAGTACAAAAATCATACGAGCAATGAATTTCATATCAGGAATGCTTTAGGGGGTATCACAATCCTTGAATTGAAAACCTGTGACGGCGGTGTTGAGAAAAAGAATAGTCAATCCTCATGGACGGGTGAAAACGTCTCTTTCATTTGGATTGACGAACCACCGCCCATGAATGTTCTCAATGAAGCGAATACCCGTATTACGCAAACATCGGCTGGCGATAAGTCTATGATGGTCATTTCTTCGACTTGTGTTGAGTTGTCAGAATTCTTTTTGTACGTGACGGAGCGTATTGAAGAAGAAGAGATTGATGTGGATGGCGTCAGGATTATTAAAAACAGGCAATACGCCTTATCTCCCAAAGAGATTTACGAGGGGAGAGTATATATTACAGCATCACTGGATGATGCGCCCCACTTGAGCGAAGAAGAGAAGAAACGGATGATTGCTTCATGGCCTGCCCATGAGCGTCAGGCGAGAAGTACAGGCATTCCCATTATAGGATCAGGTCTTGTCTTTCCTTTGCTGGAGCAGGCTATAACCTATGCCCCGTTCGATTTTCCAAGTCATTTTCCCCATCTTGGCGGAATGGACTTTGGAGAGGGAAATGACCTTGATGTTATTTTGCTGGGAGCTTTCGACAGAACAAAGGAAACGCTGTACGTTTACTTTGAATATGCGGTCAGGCAGAAAAGACCCAATGAAATCATCTATGACCTTCTGCAAATGAAGCAGGCACAAGCTTTTAAGTGGGCTACGATTGTGGCTGATACGTCAGGGAACAAGAAAAGCGTTGAGACAGGCAACTCCTTGAGAGACCTTTACGAGCAGTCGTCCATTCACGCCATAACGATGGTGAATGCTGAAAAGAGAGACAAGCCTGCCCGCGTCCATGACGTTTACCAACGCCTTGCCAATGGCACACTCAAAATATCAAAAGAATGTCGCGGACTTCTGAATGAAATTCGCACCTATTCTTATAAAAATAATGTGTTGCAAGACGGCAATGACCATCATATTGACGCTTTGCTTTATATGGTAGGTGGGCTACAATATGCCAAAACAAAACCCCATAAAAGACATGGCAGCACAAAAACAAGAGTGACCATTATATGACGCCTGAAAAAGAAGCATCTATTTATGACCGCATGCGTGAGATTTTCCTCTATGGTGACCGCCATCCTAAAATGATTCAACTCCGCCAAAAAATAAGGCGTGATTTTGCCATGTATGACAATGACGGCGAATGGTTTTATGACGGCATCTATGGCAAGGGGCAATGGAGACAGGACGATTTGGATGCTTTGAAAGATCGGGGACAAATGCCTCTTGTGATCAATGTCACCAAAAGGGTCATCAATTCTTTTGTCAGTGCTGAAATTAATAATAGAAGCAGAATAGGCTACAGGTCTCATTTTTCAACGCCTGAAAATCAGAAACTTGCGGAGCTTTTAACCTCGGCGGGGTTATATGTGCAGGAATCGTTGGACGTTCAAAGAAAGATGTCAATGGTTCTCAAGGACGGCAGTGTCTGTGGATTAGGGTGGCTATGGTGTTTTGAAGATCCTGCAACCTCTACTCTTTCCTTTGAAACCCTCGACCCCTGGTATCTTATCCCAGACATGGACGATGTGAGTTCTGACTTCACGCAAATGAGATTTGTTTGCAGGAAATATTGGACAGATTTAGATATCGCCAAGAGGACGTGGAAAAACTTCGATAAATTCTATAAAAACTTATCTCCCTCTTTAACGCAAGGCAGCAAAAGCAGAATTTTTTGGGATAAGGAAAGTTCTTATACGACCAATCTTGACGCTTTTATGGGCAATAGCCGCACTGTGTTGATTTGCGAGGTGCAAACCAAAGAACGCAAGAAATGTTATCGGGGTGTGACGAGGGCTGGAAACTCTTATGCGACCTTTGATGAGGATGAGGCAGAGAAATATCTTGATCCCAAAGAGGACATTGATGAATCGCCCGCCGATCAAATCATGCGAACGCTTTTTTGTGGCAATATACTGCTGGAACATGCACCGCTTCATCCCCTAGTCCCTGATTTGGAAGATTTTTCCTATATTCCTTTTGTTTACTCAAAAACAAGTAATTCCAGTCTTCCTGACGGCATGGTCTCCAATATGTTTTCCAGTCAGATTGATATTAACGCCAGAAGAGTAAAAGCTGTCTATGCTCTGGGTTCAAGGAAAGAATATCTGACTTTAGAGGGCAGTAATTTTTCCGAAGAAAACATTGATTCCATAGAGGAAAATGCCAAAAGTCTGGACGGACGCGTTTATTTGCCTAAAGGCACGATTGTCACGCCTGTCTCCAATTCAGATATCGGGCGTTCCCAGCTTGAGCTTTACAATATTGCTCATGCAGAGATTGAAAAAGAGACAGGCTTTCATCCTGAATCTATGGGAGAAACCACGGGGGCAAATCAAAGCGGTGTGGCTATTTCCCGTTTGCAGCGCGCTTCGATGATGGGACAAAACTTTTCCTATGATGCTTACGTGCAGTTCAAAAAACGTGTAGGACGCATGATGGCTTCGATTTTGCAAAGAAGAGCGAATCTTCCCGTTTTTGCAATGGGAAAGAAGGACATGCTGGAGATTATTGATATGTTGAATGCTGAAGAAGAGGATATTAACGGCGAAAGCTATATCGCCAATGACGTGAGGGGATTACCCTTTGGCGTTTATGTAGAGGAAATGCCGAATATTGAGTCCAGCTTTGCTGAAACCAGAGACGATCTGGAAAGGCTTTTGAGCCATCCGCAAGTGGATATGATCATTCAAAACCAACCCTTGCTGGAGTCTCTTGGGTATCGCAATGCCGATCAAATCGTTCATGCGGCAATTTCCGCGATTCAACAAAAATCTATGGCAGAGCATGCAGGGAAAAACGCCGTTGCTACAGGAACATCTCAAAATAACGAAAGGTGATTAAGTCATGTCTGAATTTGAACAAGGAAATGAAGCAAATAGAGGGATTTCGCCCTTTAAGGCTGCTTTAGGCAAGCAAGACCCTCTTAAGGCAGAAGAGCTAAAAAAAGAAGAGGTCAACTTATCTCAGGAAGGGGTTGATCAGACCAAAAAAGAGCAGGTGAAAGAAGCAGATGACCTCAAAAAGCCCACAAGCGAACAGAAGAAAGAAGCGATCAAGCCTGATGCTGAGTCTTATTCGCCTTTGCGCGAAAGTGAGTCGTCAGAGGATAAAAAAAGCCATGATGATTCTCAGAAAATCAATGAAAGGCTCAATACGGCAAGAAGCGGCTTTTTAAAGACAAGCCGTAAACTTTCCGAAGCCTTGAAACTTATTGAAGGAATGGAATCTGAAGGAGGAATGACCGAGGCTGAGGCGGAAAAGCTGAAAACGATTTTAACCCACGATGTTCCTGATGAGGCTTTATTTGACAAGAAGGAGTCCGATTCTCCCTTGTCCAAGTTTTTTACTGCGGTCAATCCTGAAATAGAACACATGAGAAAGTATGTGGATGATGAGCAGTTAAACGACTATCTTATTTCCTTTAATCGATGGCTCATGGCGGACGGGACGCAGAAAGACCGAGAAGAAATATTGAGTCTCATGGAGCATTTTGATGATCCCGCAGCACAGGCGAAGAGGGTGGTCGCGATTGGGAAAAAACTTTACCATGATCTCTACAAACAGGTGAAGGAGGCGGGCGGTCTCCCCAAGCTTGTGGGTCATTATGAGAAGACTCTGGGAGAAAAGAATGAAGAAATTAAAGAATTAAAGGAAAAGCTTGACAAGCTATCCAAAAAAAATGATTCTGAGAAAGAATATTTACATGGTGGCAGCTACAAAATTCCTTTCAGTAAAGACCCTGATTTAAATTCAGGGGGATTTAAGCAAAAAGGAAGAATCAGTCCCCATAAAAATGTTCCTTCGTACTAGTTTTTGTAGAAGACACGAAATAGGTCAGAGAAAGACTTTCTGAGTGAAAATAAGGACTCTGCGTGATTCCCCTTATTTTTATTGAGTTCATTCCCTTTCATCCCCTTTTTCCACTCTCTTTGAAGAAAACGATTAATGGTTTTTCGGTTTCGACCGAAAAGTTTTTTATTGTTTAATTTTGAGAGGTGAAAAAATGTCAAAATATGTACCAGATTGGTATTTGCGTCCCGAAGATACGCTCAGTCAGGATATTCTGTCGGAAGTCCTGACATTTAAAAACTTCGATCCCTTTTTTACGCCGTTTACCACATCCGCAGGGTTGGGAGCGGTCAAACATCACATTAAAAACATTAAAAGCGGTTTGCAGGATATCGTTACCTTTATGGAAAACGGTGGCTTTCAAACTCAATTTTATGATCGTGAAGTCATTGAAGGCAAGGAAAGAACCATCACGTATGGAACGGATTCCGTCACCTATCAAGACGTGATTATCGAACCGATCCTGTTTGAACTCGAAGATTTAAACAGGCTGGCGTCTCCGATCGATTTTCGTTCTCATGTTACTGTTCAGCTTGAACAAGTGTATGAGGACAACTACGAATGGCATATGGCTGGGCTGGCAACGTTCCTCAATGCAGGAAAAATAAAGGGCAACTACTGGAATCATAACGTTGTGGGGGTTAAGCCTACTTATGATCGAATTTCATTACCTGTGAACGCTGTAGCTTATCCTACAAGGGCAGAATACAACGATGGGGGAGGTGCTTTCCGTCAGATTTCTGGGGCTAACGGAATCCTGAGAAATGCGATTATCGTTGATCCTGTGACGGGTGTGCTGACGCTTGATCAGGCGATCAAGGCAAAAGACACGGCAAAATTGGGAGGGCGGGGAACGCCTCTTACAGAGAACGTCATTCGGGCTATTTCGACTGTGAATGCGGAAGGACGAAAACTGATTGCCAATGAATATGTCTTTGTCATGGATACCGCTTGCCGCCGTGATTTTGAAAAACAGGAGCAATTTCAAAAGCTTGCGTTAAAGCCTTTAGAGAATAGAAATGCTCCAGACCTCCTGCGTGGTTCTTTGTATATGGGAACAATTGACGGCATTCATTTTTATGAATATCCCGCTTTGTCCATGCACAGGATTACAGATAACGGACAAACCTTCGCCTTTAACATGCTCATGGGTCAGGACGCTTACTATCTTGGTGAAACGCCAAAGGGCGTTGAAATGCTTCATCAGGACTATAACTATAAGCGTCAGCAGGGATTTTCTTTGTGTGATACCCGTGGTTATAAGGCTCTTCAGAAGCCAAGCCGTACAGGTTCTGGTCAAAAGGTAGAGGCAGGGATCATTTTCTGCCCTGCTAATATTACCGCATCAATATAAGGAGTGACGCTATGTATAAATTTTTTATTATTCAAAATACCACAGGAGCGGTTCTGACCAGCACGGGGAGCGATTATCTGAAGGGTAATCCTGCCAGTATTGAGCAATTCGCGCGTGTTTTTGCCGCTGAGGATGTGGGTGCGAACGCGGGACAAACGCAGCATGCGGCAGGCTGTCTTCTGATCAGTATTGAAAATGGCTATATCGTTGAAGCAAGTCATGCCTTCTACAAGAAAGACGGCGTATGGCGCAAGGAAGCCACCAATCTTCAGTCGGCAAACAATCCTTATTCCCTCACAGGTCTCAGCAGGTCTGACGATTATAAAAAGCTGTATATTCGTGATTTTGCGGCACATGCCGATGGACGTATTGCAGCCACCGACCATGTTGTTGTGCAAATGAAAATAGGGACTGAAGCCGCTGCGAAAGAGGCGACTCTTCTCTGGAACGCTTAATCAGGATGACAGGCGGTGAATATCAGACAAATCATCAACACAGTCGCCAATCTGTCCAACGGGATGGACGAAGCGAGCGCGTCTGATATTCCCGCTTATCTTGAAAATGTCAATCTGGCGCATAGTGAGCTTTACACCCTTATCTATTCTTTCAATCTTCCTGCCTTCTTAAAAAAGGTAGTGATTCAAAGCGATGCCGCAACGATCAATGATGTTCTTTTTGTGTATAGCGTTGCCATTGATGGACAGCCCAAGCCGCTGAAAAAGGCTTTTTACCATGAGTTGATCCTGACAGACCCCAGCCTGTCAAAAGTTGGCTCTCCCTCTGAATATTATTGCACTGAATCGGCGAATACATGGACTTTTGGCCTTTATCCCGCTTCAGATGTTCCCGTTTCCTTGATTGTTCACTATGTCCCCCAGCCCGTTGATTTAAAGCTGGATGATGAGGAAGCGGCAATCCCCTATCCCCGTATGTGGCACAATCTCTTGGTGGATGGGGCGATTTATTACGCTATTCAGGCGGACGAGGGCTTTAATTCAACTGTTGATATCAAAATTTATACGAGCCGTTGGGAAAAAGCCAAAAGTCAATTTTTGGCAAATCGTCTTGCCAATAAAAACCGTTCTATCAGGACATTCAGCAATGTTTAAAGAAGAGCGATATGATAAGCAGGTCAGAATATTCCCCCATAAGGGCATGAATCAGGATATTGCCGCCTTACTGCTCAAGCCTGAACATGCCTTTTATCTTAATAACATTCTTCCCTTTCCCAAAGGGGAAGGAATGGTCAGGTATGGCACACGGCTTATTTATGACGGGAAGACGCTGCCTGCTCATGCTGAAATTATCAGTTTATTCCCTTCTTATGGCGCAAACGGCAGCAAGCAAATCCTTCTCTATGTGAGGGATTTTATCTTTGACAGCGAAGCCACGAATCTTGTGGTTTTAGATGCCGTTACATTGGGTGTCACAACGCCTAAAAAAGATTTCTACGATCAAGACTACAAAATAAGGATTGAGTACAGCATTCCTGACGAGGGAACCTTTGAGGAAGAAATCGTCATTAAAGGAGTGGTGAAGAATCAGGAGAATAATCAGGTTGTGATCACCACCTCTGATTTTATTTTTGCTGACAATACCACCATCAACAAGGTTTGGTATCCTCTGGGGCGCATTTATCTCTATGATGCCGCCACAAAAGTCCTCACGCTTTTAAGGTCTGACCTTCATCCCCATTGTTTGTCTCAGGGGATCACGTTTAAGGGGCATCTTTTTATCTGCAATGGCGTTAATAAGGTCATGCGATGGAATGGACAGGAGATTTCAGACGTGAAGGGGTTCGTTGAAGAAACCGCCCTTGATATCACCAAAACGGGCGATAAGATTCTGACTTTCAAGGCATCCATTTCTTTCAATATAGAAAATTACCAGAACAATACTGTGAGAGTCGTTTCTACAAAAGGAGGCATTATTGAAAGCCTTGTCACTAATATTCAAAACAATATGGGCGTTATCACCTTAACTGTTGCCGATAATCTCCCTGTTTTTGACAAAAATGGGGCAAAGCTTTCTTATCTCAAAGACGTCCCAAGATTTAGCTGGATGCGTGTTCTTCATGACCGCATCTTTGCGTTAGGTCAGGGAATAAGCGGCATCAATTACAGGTCGCCTTCTGAAGCCATGAAGGTCTATTTTCAGTATGAAAGCAACTCCTTGACGGGGTGGTTTTCTCCTGTCGCCAAATCCATGCCTTCCATTGATTTGTCCGATAAACACGGTATTCCTGACAATCTTGAGGCGATTTCCTTTGTGAACGGCTACACAGTGTTTCTGGGCAGGAAGAAAGTGCAGGTGTGGTCTGGGACGGAACCTGCTGGGGGTGCGGGCGCGGAAGGAAAACCCGTCTTGCAGTATTTTACGTCCCTCAATGTGGGTCTCATGCACAGGAATCTCATGGCAGAGCTTCCCAATGAAACAGTCATCGCCAATGAAAATGGTTTATTTTCTTTAGGCACCTACAATATCGCCCGACAATTCAGCGCGACTCCCATTCCGCAGGTGAATCAGATCGTCAAAAACAATTCATCGGAGAGTTTTGCCTCTAAAGAGGGATGGGACAGCACGATTTCCTGTTTTTATCCTCAGGGGAATTTCTTCTTTTTTAGATTTGGACAAAGAGAAGGGATTGCGGCGGTTATAGAGGGAACAATTTCTTCCTTTGCGGTCTTTTCGGGTGATTTTGAGTATTGTCAGTCTTTTCTGGATTCTCTGGATAATTCTCTTTATCTTGCCATCGAGAATCAAATCTTTCAATATGCCGATGAAAATTCCGGCGTTCCTCTTTATGGAGACAGCGGCGGAGAAAGACTCATCTCTTTTTCATGGACGCTTTCCCCTTTCACGGGAAAAAGGTGGTCGAATAAATACATTCAACTCTTCGCCGAATATCCATCCTCTTTTTTATTGAAGGAAGACAACACACTTTCTATTTCCGTCTCTGGGGATATTCGCAAGAGTTTTACCCTTGATGCTTCCTATGACCTTCCCATGAAGGGCGATATTATAGAATCCGTCCCCATGCTGGAATTTTCCCGATACGATGATAATGACCCGCTGGAATCTGAAGAAGGGGAACGCATGGATTATCCCTATTTGATGCCTGTCAAGCGGTTGAGATTCCCCGCTTCGACCTTTTTTATCTCTATTCGGGGCTACACCAATTCAGGAAAGATTAATATCAGGAAAATCGCTTTATTCGGGCGATGGGGGAGAAGAGGATAATGACCTTTAAACGCCCAAAGGCGGACTATAAGCCTCAAGGAAATCTGCCGAATGTTGATGAGTTTCAAAGAATCGCTCATGAGAAAAAGCCTAACTCGTCAAGATTGCTGGACGCTCTTGCCAATTACATCATGGATGCCTTGAATAATCTTAAAAAAATAGTGGATGAGGCAACTGTCAATTTATTGCCTGGGGCGGATGATCTCGCTAACAAGGATAAGCCTGTCGTCAGTGACGGCACAACGTACGTCTTCAAGAAGCTTACAGGCATCAATCTTGAGGCTGACGCCATCACGGAAAGAGAAATCAAAGACCTTTCTGTAGAGAAAGAAAAGATTCAGTTGCAGGCTGTCGGCACAGATCAGCTTGAGGATGGAGCGGTCACAACGCCAAAAATAGCCGATGGGACGATCACAGCCATTAAGGTTCAGCCTTTGCCCCTGAGTAAAATAAGATCAACGGGGAATGTTTCCCTTGTGATCGGTCAGGCAGGAGGGTCTCATTATACGGAGCTCTCCTATATGGGTGCGCCTAAACTGGTGCTGCCTGCCGTGGGGGATGACGGGGTTCTCAAACTCTATAATCTTTCCAGCATTTGGTACTACTCTCCTGTTGAGTATGAGGGGAGCAAGCTGAGAAACTTGACCACTTCTCTTGCCAAGCTTTTAAGCTCCAACAAGAATACGATCCTTGTGGGAAAAACCGATACAAGCGTGGGAGAGTTGGATTGCAACAAGGGTGTTTTATCCGTGGCTGCAAACGGAGGCGTTCCTGCATTTGCCGCCTTAGCAGACCTTGTTAATGCAGAGCAGAACAATATCAATGGCAATGTCATCACGGACAATACCCTGAATACTGCCAAAATTACCCAGCTAAGCGGCGTGAAATTTTTTGATGCAGGGTATTACAGCAATAATCAGAGGGGTGATTTTTACCTGTTTAAAAACTTTACGGCTGTTAGAACGGATGTGGGGCTTTATGATTTCACCATTAAGACGGGTTACCGCACCGATTATTTTATTGTTTCTGTCGCTTTTGCGGGCAATTCTTTTCGTTACTATGTGACGCAAACCACGACATATTCGTTCAGAGTGACTGTCACTGGCGGAGAAGCGCCCTTTTCCATTATGATTATAGGATATCAATAATGATCACCTTTAAAGCCATTGATCTCCAAGAAATCAAAGAGGACTTTCCTCACCTGTTCAGGACAGATACGCGGTACTTTTTTATCATGAAAGATGCTGAAAAGGCTGGCATTTATGGTATTATTGATCGCGGTTACAGTCGGGCGGAAACATTGATGACTGTGTTTGAAGGGTACAGGTATAAAATCATCAATAAAGCAACCATTGACTTTATGATGAACCATCCCTTTTCTCTGGGATTCCATGAGGTTTGGACTTGGACGCGCCTTCAAAGCTGGATAAAATTATTAAAGCGTTTTGAATCCTGTGGGGTCGAGCCTCAACTCTTACCGCCTTCATGGGACAATGATTTGACGAAAATATGGTTTAGGCAAAAAATGGAGAAAACGAATGACTAAGAAATATACTTTTAAGTTAAGAGAAAATGCAGCACGCTCACTTGGAGAATGTGTAAAAAAATCAATGATTGTTGATATTTTTTCTCCTGTGCGTCATGGAACGATCTCCATTGATCTTGCCGTCCACCTCATGCCTGAAGAAAAAATAGAGATTAAACGTTTGCATTTATCCAATGGTAATCTAAGCGACCCTCGGCAAACCGCTTCTTACTTTATGGGTTATTTTGGATTGCAGAATGAAAAGTCAATATCCATCGCCCTTGATTCTTTAAAAGATGAAATGAATGGAACGCAGTTAAATTCAGAATATAGTTCTTCATTATGGATAGAGTTTTCAGAGCAATTCAAAGACTGGTTTCAGGAGAATATTGCGCGTCATCTCATACAAGAAGCTGAAATCAATCTCCTGTGTTTCAAAAATAAGGATTAACCAAAATGTGCGGCGGCAGAGATTCTCCTCCTTCGGCTCCAAGCCTTCAATCAGCCCCTCACATCGAGGATTTCAGGGGCTTTATAGACTATATCTTCGGCGCGGAAATGAAGATGGAAAAAGACCCTGTGACGGGCAAACAAATTCCTGTTGTCCGCCGTTTGAAGAGAACGTCAGAGCGTCAAATGATGTTTGATAACGGCGTTAAACTCTTCAAGGAAGGGCTGAAGAACATAGAATTCCTCAATCAGCATTATCCCCAAGCTCTCCCCAATTATCTGCCTGTCATGAATGTGATTGGGGATTTGAACAGGGAACGCAAGGCGGATATGGCGCAGATTGTCGGGATGCCCAACTTTGATGAGTACGTTCAGAATTTTACGCAAATGCAGGAAAGAGCCATAGACGAGGAATACAGGGTACAAGCAGATGCCTTGCATGAAAGATATAACAGGCTTGGCTATGGCGACTCTACGGCTCTTAATGAGGCATTGGCGACCCTCTCTGCCAAGAAAGCCAATGCTATGGTTGAGATGAGAGGAAAATCTCCTGCTTATGCTGCGGGACTTCAGAAGGCTTACCTTGAAAACACCAGCGGACACATGAGGCTTAAAGAAGGGATGCGTGAGGGTATTTCTGGCGCGGAGGGTCAACTTCTTGGATTTGAGAAAGAGCAGATTACAGGAGAACGCCAGCTTGCGGATGCTAACCTTGCGAGAAATGAGGGCATGTACAACAAGGCAGGTCAGCTTATCGCTTATGACGATAATTTGATGAAAGGAAACTTTGCTGCCGAGGGAGCGTTTAAGGATAAGCAATTCAACAATGAGTTTAATCTCAGACGAAACGCGCAGGAAAATGACAGGCGCATGAAGCAGTATCAGATGGACATGTTGGAGTTTCAGAATCAGAAGCCCGATACAGGCGATATGCTTTTGCAGGGCGGGATGAATCTGATAGGCAGAGGTATCGGCGCGGGTTTTGGTGGTGCTGGGTTTGGATGGTAAGGGAAGGATTTTAAAAATGGCAGGTGATTCTTATTTTGATTATGCGAAAATAGCTTCGGATGCGTCTTTACATGATATGCAATCAAATAAACTACGCTTTGATATGGAAAAAGAGTTGCCTGCGGATACCAGTGCTGCGGATTCACTTGAGAAACTGGCGCAGGGGTGGGGTCAGAACCGCCGTGGAATGGAGGGTGGTATTCAAGCAATGTTTCTGGGGCTCGCCGCGGGCATGAAGGGGGCAGCAAATAAAGAAAAAAGAGAGAGGATGGAAAGATTCGCTAATGTTGCGGGCTATATGGAATCCCAAAACAACTCCATGAAGGAGATGTTGGAAAAGAAAAAGAAGGAAACAATATTTAAAGAAGCCGTGAGTCCTTTGGCAAATGATCTTTATATGTCAATGGCTATGAATATCCCTGAAGGTGAATTAATGAAGGCGGGTCAACTTTCCTTAAAAACCCTTCAGGACAAAGGATTAGCGCCTCAAGGCGCAGAGCTTACGGGCGTTTCACGCGAAAGCCGCAAATTGATTTACAATGACCCCAAAACAGGTCAGGAAGGGGTTTTTTCTATTCTTCCCTATGTAACGGAAGAAGGACATAAAGCCGTTGATGACTTTGTGAAAACGAAAAATGCTGATGCCCGTACAATGTCCGCAGAAGCCAGTAAGTTGAGGGCTGAAGATGATCATACCTATAGACCACAGGAATTAGGCATTAGGAAGCAAGAGGCTACAAACGCTCGTTATAGAACAATCGAAATAGCTGCAAAAAGGCATGAAAAATTATTGACTGAAGTCACTCCTAAAATAGAAGCCTCAAAAAGAATGGTTGTTGTGACCGAAAGGATGAAATCAATAGCCAAATCCCATTCTGATATATTTCAAAATATTCTTCATGATGTATGGGCTGCTCCTCAAGGGTCAGAAGAAGGCATTGCAACGCTTTGGAAGAAAAAGGCAACGGATGACGCAACGGCAAGAGCTATTTCAAATATGGTGAAGTATTCTTCTGAATTAAAAGCGGATATGTTTAAAACTCTTTCACCAAAAGGAATGAATATATTTTCTGAGAAAATATTGGCTGCTTCTTCTCCTGACCATAAAATGCAATCAGACGCTTTTTTTGATACTTTAGATGATGTGAATAGACACGCTCAGGATAGCCTTGAGCTTCACCTTGAAAGGCTGAAAGAAACGCAAGGTATCTTAGGAGAAGAAAGCAATCTTGCTGATTTTTACGAACGAAATGCCGATAAATATATCGAAGGGGAGCGTACTCATAATGAGATGACGCCCGAAGGTAAGCCTAATGAGAACTATGGAAAGCCTAAGAATTCCGTAGATACAGGCGCAACCACATCAAACCCAAATAAGGGAAGTGGAAATGTTCATATATATAAAGCTCCTGATGGCAAAGGTGGTTTTAAAGAATGGAATTTAACTCCTGAGCAATATAACGCCATACCTGAAGAAAAGCGTGGCAAATTAAAGATGGTTCGATAATGCAAAACTCTACCTCTCAAGCTAATGATGAATGGGATTTATCAAAATATGGCGGTGTTTTAGTAGAAGCTCCTCAGGAATCATCAAACCAACAACAATCAACGGCTACTAGCGATGAATGGGATTTATCGAAGTATGGAGCAATCCTCGCTGACCAACCTGCACAGCCAGATCAAGGCACGAAACCCAATGAGCCAGAGAAGCAGGAATACTCCACTCTTGAAAGGCTCATGCAGTTTGGAAGGGGCGTGACCAACACTTATACGGCTGTCAGCGACCTTTTTCAGCACCATGCCGTTCCTTATATGACTGAAGGCATGGCGAAAGGAGCAGATGCTCTTGGCTTTGAAGGGGCAGGGAAACGTCTTCGTCAAGAAGGAGAGGAAGCTAAAACTATTAATTCCCTTGATGCCACCCAAAAGCAATGGAATGAGTTGGCGGGTAGAGATTTAAAACCAACAGACAAGACGGGTCATGTTTTAGAATTAACGGGTGAAATGGCGGCTCCCTTCCCCATTAAAGGCGGTAAGAATCTGAAAACCGCTTTGGAAACTAAGCAGGGGACAGCGTTAGCAAAAACAGCACTGGATGAAGGTCTTAAAGCATTATCTCGTGCCACTGGAGCAGGATATATAGGTGCTTCTGCCCAAGAGCATGAATGGCTTAAAGACAGCCCCGTCCTGAAATTTATGGAAGAATTAACAGGCATGATGATCGGTTCTTCTTTGGGAGAGGCGGCTTACGGAACGTCAAAATCTTCTCTCTTTAAGGCACTGGGCAAAACAGTGGCTGAAAGCGTCACTCAGGCAGAAAAGATGGCGATGAGACAAGCCGAGAAAGAAGCCACCAAAGAGTTTAATCCTCTCCATAAGGCAGGCGGAAAGATTTTATCCGTGGGCTCTAAGGTGGACGAGCAGCTTGTGAAGGATGCGAGAGCAGAGGGTATCAGGCTACCCTATAACGTTTATCTCAATAATCCTTTTCATAACATTTTGGTCAATAACGTCTTTAAATCCATTTTTACGTCTAGAGTATTCAGAAATGTTTTGAAAGAGGCGGATGAGGGGATGGTCAATGGCCTCAAGCAAACCCTAGAAGGCGTTCATCCTGAACATGTCCTCAGAGGGGAAGCCTCAGATACAGCAAGAACGTTTTTACACGCTGAAAAAGAAGCGGTTCAAAAACAGGGAAAAGAGCTTTATGATTATTCAGATTCTTTGATAGAGCCGACAGATAAGGTTTCTATCAAGCCCTTCATTGAAAAGGCTGATAAAATATTAACAACAATGTCTGATTCTCCCTCTGGGGCAAGAGCGACTGTTTATAATAAGATTTTAGATATTTACGATAAGTGGGGTCTTCTTTCGAAAGAAGAGAAAAAAGTAGCGGATGAACTTTCCTCTTTTGTGGGTGTCATGGATGGGAGAGAAGTCAAAATACCCCAAGAAGTCCTTGATAAGGTATCAGATATCGGCAGGGCTAAAAAACAGGATATGCACATACTGGCATCAAAAGTTGAGAATCAAAGAAAAGACTGGAATCAACTTTATAATCCTCTTAAGAACGATTTCTCTAGAATGTTTGGTGTGTTGACGCATGGTTTGAAAGACAGTTTAAAAACATCAACCAATAAGAAATATATTGAAGCTCTTTTTTCAGCAGATAAATTTCATGAGTTAAATGTTGCAAACAGGGTAAAAAGCGACATTGCCAATTCTCTTATGAACGGACAAATCCCAAAGGAAGCCATTCACTACATGGATACGCCTCTCAGGGTGCAAGAGCTTGGCAAAGTCTTGGGAGACAGCCCCAAAGCTCAGGAAATATTTCAATCCCTCAAAAGAGCCAAGCTGCAAGAAGTCTTGATGGACAAAGCTGTTGACGGCTCTTCTATTATCACTGAAAAAGGACAGATCAGGTATGGCGCGTTAGCAAATTCCATAAAGTCGCATAATGCGGAATTGATGATGGAGCTTTTAGGGAAGGAGCAGTTTCATCGAGTCAGGCGGCTTGCCAATATCGCTGATTCTCTTTCAAGATCGGGGCGTGAGATCGGAACGAATACCAGTATGACAAGTATTGCAAGCTCAGACCTTAAACGATTTGAATCAGGTCTTGAGGCTGCTCTGGGTGGTTTATCCGCCATGACGGGGATTGGCTCTTATGCGGCAGGAGCGCATGGTTTGGCTTTAACTGCTCTTGGGACGACTGCCACATGGATTACAGCCGTTAATGGACTGTCGAGGATGCTATCCAGTGAAAATCTGACACAAGCTGCCATCCACTATGGACAAGCCATCAAAAACAAAAATCCCAAAGAAATAGAATCCGCCTTTAAACGCCTTCAAAGGAATGTATTTGAACTCGTTGCTCGTAAAGAGCCGTGGGTAGTCTACGGCAATCAGGAAGCAGAGTAAAATTATCTCAAACATATATGAAGAATATGATATATTAATTTTAATATATGTGATAACCTGTATCAATGAATGGGAAAAAAGTGATTGTGACTCTGCAAAATGAAGGCTGGGAGATTTTAAGGTCTCAAGGCAGTCATTATCGACTTGGAAAAGGTTCTTTAAGAGTGACTGTTCCTGTTCACGGAAGCAAAGACCTCGGTAAAGGTCTCTTGGCTGCAATTGAACGCCAAACAGGAGTAAAGCTGTTATGAAAATCTGGTATCCCTGCACCATTCAAAAAGAGGTAGAGGGGAAGTATTTGGCAACCTTTCCTGAAAAAGAAAGAAAAATAGCGGATATTGCCCGATCTCTTCAGACATCATGGCCGAGTGCATCCCAAATGGAAGACTTACACCATTGGACATCTCTGCGTCAGTTAGACAAGGCTGCCGCTATTTTTGGCAAACGTCTTGTTGTATCGTTTGAGTAGTAGAAATAGCTGAATATCCTATGGCACATTCTCCAATTCCTTTGCTATAAAAGCCATTATCTCACTCCCTAAATGCTTCTTTTCATGATAGCACGCAATAGCTACCCCGATAATTGTCGCTGTTTTAAGAATTTGTGCAATGAGTATTTTATCTTCTTTGGTGAGTTTCATGGGATAGAGACCTTGAATCAATCTCTATTTTGGACAAGAAGAATGAAAAACTTTGAAGAAATATCTTTAAAATTGCACGCGGTGCGTTTTATGATGACTTCAGCCATGATTAAGATGAATCCTTATTGATGGTTAGCGGCATCTGAGACGGGGTTGTTTCAGGTGTCGCGTGAAATTAAGGGATTATAATATATTTCTCTCGCCTAAGCATCATAATATCTCTTTCCATTTCTCTAAAAACAGGATACGATATACACGTATAGCAAAGGGGAATGAAATGCTTGCCATTAGATTACCAGAAAATATTGAAACTCGACTTGGTCTTCTTGCGGAAAAAACAGGACGGACGAAAACTTACTATGCCAGAGAAGCGATTATTCGATTGATAGAAGAGTTGGAAGATAAATATATTGGGCTTTCAAGGCTAGAAAAGCCTGCCAAGAGATGGACATTAAGTGAACTGGAGCAGGAAATGGATTTGAAAAATTTATCGGCTAAATCTCATGCCATAGAGAGCATAGAGAGAAATGAAGAATTATTAAAGCTTCTGGCATGATGGGCGCTTTTTATGATTGATTTGCAAGAAAAGGAGACAAATGAATGCTAACGATTAATGTTTCGGAAAAGCTTGAGACAAGATTCCACGAACTAGCCAAAGAAATTGGTGAAGATGAAAATTCTCTCATTAAAAAGCTTTTCTTTGAACTCATGGAAGACATGGAAGATATTCACGAAGCTCAGGAAGTATTAAAAACCTATGACCCAAAAGAGTCTGTGGTTTGGACATTAGAAGACCTTAGAAAAGAACGGGAAAAATTACATGTGGAGAATTGAATGGGAGAAAAAAGCCAGAAAAAGTCTTAATAAGCTTGATCCACCAGTAAAAGATATGATTCTTGAGTATTTAGAGGATCTTTTGAAAGAGATTCCCTATCCTAATCCTCAAGATTCAGCTAAACCGCTTACAAACCTCAGTTCGGGATTAGATGGTTCATTTTGACCTTTGGTTTGTTGGTTCTAAAGCAGTAATCGATCAAGGTTGTCAGGATATGAACGAGCGCATTTGCAGGAGATCGATGCCTTGTGTGTTCAAGCTCAAGTGTATGCTTTAAAACGCTAAAAACTGTTTCAACGATCGATCTTTTCCGAAGTAAAATTTTCTCTAGCCAAGGCATCAGCTTATTTTTCATGTTCTTTTTGATGCCTGTGACGAGCTTGAGT